CCGTACCAAACGCAACAGCTCTTATATCTGGACTGTCTATGACTTTAAGTCAAGGGACAGCAATAGGTTCATCTGATAACCAAGTTGATGTAACAGGATTTTCTTTAACATCTTCTTTAGGGACAGCTATTGCACCAAATAATGCTGTGGTGCTTTCTGGCCTTGAGGCAACATTTAGTCAAGGATCTATCATAGGTTTAGGTGGCGCTTTAGTTCAACCTAGTGGTCTAGCTATGACAAGCAGTGTTGGTGCTATGGACCCTAATGATATGACTTTAGGATTAACAAGTCAGTCATTTAGCGCTAGTATTGGTTCAGTAACTGTTGCTGATATACAAGTAGGATTAACAGGACAATCTGCAACATTTAACATAGGAACAGTAAATATATTTGCTTACGGTGATGTTGACACTGGTTCAAATACATCTTATAGTAATGTTTCAACAGGTTCGAATGATACATATTCGGATGTTGCAACTGGATCAAATACAAGTTATAGTGACGCTGCATAGGAGAAAAAATTTATGGCATCTACATACACACCTTTAGGGGTAGAATTACAAGCAACCGGTGAAAACGCTGGTACATGGGGAACCAAAACTAATACAAATTTACAAATTATAGAACAAATATCTGGTGGATATACAACTCAAGCTGTCTCTGATTCAGGAGATACAACACTATCAGTTTCAGATGGATCAACTGGTGCAACTCTTTCTCACAGAATTATAGAATTTACAGGTTCTCTTACAGGAGCAAGAAACGTTACAATACCTATAGATGTTCAAAACTTTTATATTTTAAAAAATGCAACTTCTGGTTCTCAAACTGTAACATTTAAATATGTTAGTGGTACTGGAACTTCAGCGGCAGTTGCAAGTGGTAAAACTTTAATTGCATATGCTAAAGCAGATGATGGAGTTAACCCAAATATTAGTACAATTGAATTTGGTGGAGATGTTGTAGATGATACATCACCACAATTAGGTGGTAATTTAGATACTAACTCTTTCATGATAGACTTTGATGACGCTCATGGTATCAGAGATGAAAATGGAGCAGAACAATTAATTTTTGAAACAACTAGTTCTGCAGTTAACCACATAGATATTACAAATGCTGCAACAGGAGCTGGTGCACAAATTGGTGCAGTTGGAGATGATTCAAACCTTAACTTACGTTTAAGACCAAAAGGAACTGGTGTTATTGAAGCTATGGGTGCATCAAACCCAGGTTCAATTCAGCTTAATTGTGAAAATAACAGTCATGGTATAAAGCTTACATCACCCCCTCATTCAAGTTCTCAATCGTATGAGATTAAGTTTCCTACTGGAAATATAACAGCAGGAACGTTTTTAAAAGTAGATAGTATAACAGGTTCAGGGACATCAGCGGTTGGTCAATTAACGTTCGATTCCACACCAATAAACACAGGAAAAGCTATTGCAATGGCTTTCATTTTCGGTTAAAAGAAAAAAGGAGAATAAAATATGGCAGCACCAAATCTAGTAAACGTAGCAACGATAACAGCTAAGTCTAAACAAGCAGCTTTAGACACAACGCTTACAACTGAGATTCTTGCAAACGCATCATCCTCTGGAAAAGTTTTTAAAGTTAATAGTATAATAATTGCAAACATCGATGGTTCATCCGCAGTGGACGTTTCAGTTTTTATAACTAAAAGCGGTGGATCACCTATAGCGATAGCTAGCACAGTTTCTGTGCCAGCAGACGCAACTCTAGTTGTTATTGATAAGAACACTAATTTGTATCTTGAAGAAGGCGATAACATTGAAGCCGGAGCAAGTGCAAACTCAGATGCGACTATCACAATCAACTACGAGGAACTAAGTTAAGGAGGGTCGTAGAGTATGGCTCACTTTGCTGAAGTTAGAACAGATACACACGAAGTCTTAAGAGTAATCGTTATTAAAAATAAAGATGTTGATGCTAATGGTGGTGATTATTCTGAAGGTGCTGAAACTTGGGTTACAAATTTAATGTCTGCACCTGATGCTCAAAGCGAAAGCATAAAAGAAATTTATGGAGGGAGTTATCCTTCAACAACATACTGGAAACAATGTTCTTATAATAAAAATAAAAGAGGATGTTATCCAGGTGTAGGATGCACTTTTAATGCTGCCGAAGATAGATTTGAAGGGCCAAAGTATTTTGATTCATGGACTTTAAATACTGAAACATGTCAATACGAGGCACCTATTCCAAAACCTAGTCCCATACATGGAAATATTTATGTGGCACCGGCTTGGGATGAAGCTAATCAGAGATGGAATGGAAACGGTAACGATGTGGATTATATTTGGAATACAGAAACTAACACTTGGGAGGAAGCATAATGGCTAACGGTGGATTTATAGGAGTTGATAGAACTCCCTTTGCAGGAACTTTAATATCAGATTTTACAGGATCAGGAACATTTAATAGATCGGCAACAACTGGAACAGTTTTAGTTGTAGCTGGTGGAGCACAAGGTGGATCTTCAATCGCTGGAGGAGGCGGAGGTGGAGGCCTTATTTTAACACCTTCATCTTATCCTTTACCTGCAACGGCTACTACAATTACTGTTGGTGGTGGCGGTGGACCATCTACTCCTCACCCTGTTCAACCACCAGGAGATGCTGACCAAGGTGGTAACGGAATAGACTCATCTTTTGGAACTGCACTAGTCGCAAAAGGCGGTGGTGGCGGTGGAACTTATTTTAACACAGGACACCAAGAAGGAGCACCTGGTGGATCAGGTGGCGGTGGAAGAAGAAACGGTGGACCTCCAGGTCCAGGTATTCAACCAAATCAACCTGGAGATTCTGGAACATATGGTTTTGGTAATCCTGGAGCAGGCGGAACAACTCCTGACACTACTGGATATGGTGGTGGCGGTGGTGGAGCCGGCGGCTCAGGATCAGGTACAACTGGAGGAGCAGGAAAAGCTGTACCTGCATTCCCTAGTGACTTTGGAGATTCTGGATCTTACTCTGGAGGAGGATCTGGTGGTGGAAACCCACCACAAGGCGGACCACCAGCAGGAAATGCTGGCGACCCAAGAGGTGGAGCTTCAGCAGGAAACCAATCTTATCTTAATGGTCAAACTAACACTGGAGGTGGTGGAAAAGGAGCAGCCCCTGGCACTCCTGGAGGATCACCTACTGGAGATGGTCAAGGTGGATCTGGTATAGTATTAGTTAAAGAACTTAATGTATTGCAAAACACTTCAGGTGTTTGGAGACTACAAAATATCTATGCATACATAAAAGAAGGAAACTGGTCTAGCTAATATATTGCTATTTCTTACAAATCGTTTATAGTACCAATAATTTTTTAATAGAAAGTTATGAATTTAAAATTTTTTTATTGGTTCTTTGATTCACAAATTACCTCTGATTTTTGTAAAAAAGTAATCGAACATGGAAAAAGCAAAAAAACTTTTTTAGGCAGAACTGGTGATTTTAGTGGGAAAGAAAAATTAAATGAAAAAGAACAAGAGTTACAGAAACAAACTAGAAATTCAAACGTAAGTTTTTTTAGTGATAGCTGGGTGTATGATATAATATTACCATTGATGGCAAAGGCTAATATTAATACTCAATGGAATTTTCAAATTGATTATACAGAACCCATGCAATTTACTGAATATAATTTAAATCAATTTTATAATTGGCACATTGATTGTTGGGATGAACCTTACAATACTCCAGAAAATAAACACAAACATGGTAAGATAAGAAAGTTATCTGCCATTCTTTCTTTAAATAATGCTTCAGAATATGAAGGAGGTGGTTTAGAATTTTATAATGGAAACCCTAGTTTAAAGGGTTCAGAAAGAATAATTGATTGTAAAGAAATTAAAAAAGCAGGAAGTTTAATTGTTTTTCCAAGTCATTTATATCATAGAGTAAAACCGATTACTAAAGGTAAAAGGTATAGTTTAGTAATCTGGTCTTGTGGAAAACCTTTTGTATGATGCAAGAAGAAAATTTTATAGGGATATTTGAGAATTCTTTTTCTAAAGAGTTTTGTGAAAAATATATAAATGTATTTGAAACTTACAAAAAATCAGGTTTAACATTTAGAAGAAATAAAACAGAGATAACTGATGAAAGTATTAGCATACCAGGGTCTGTATTAGATAATTTAGAATCTATAAATTTACCTTTGTATTTTATGAAAGAGTTTAGTGAAATATTTTTCCCTCTTTATGATCAGTATGCATCTAAATTTTCTATATTAAATAGAGTATCTAAACACGCTATATATGATTTTAAATTACAGAAAACTTGTCCAGGAGAAGGATATCATGTATGGCACACGGAACATGAATCAAAAGTTACAAGAGATAGACTTTTAGTTTTTACAGTTTATTTAAATGATATAGAGGAAGGTGGAGAAACTGAGTTTTTATATATTAAGAAAAGATATAAACCAACTCAAGGAACTTGTTTAATTTGGCCTAGTGGTTTCACTCACACACATAGAGGTAATTCCCCTCTAACAAAAGACAAATATATTATTACTGGATGGTTAGAGTATGGAGTATAATTATTCTAATTATGAAATAGAAAATGCCGTAAAAGATTATTTATGGTTGTTTAAATACCCAGGTATAAATAATAAAAAATTACTACTAACTTGTTATGAAGTAGAGAAAGAATTAAAAGAAAAATTTCCTGCTATTGAAGAAAATAAATATGGTTGTTTTTCAAGTTACTATCATACAGAATATAATTTATTTAGTTTTCCATGCCCACAATTACAAAAATTATATACCACTCTTTCATTCAGTATTAACAGAGTAATAAATTTAGAAGAACAATATTATGTAAGATGTTGGGTTAATCTATTTGCAAAAGAAAAAAATATAGGTTGGCACAGTCATTGGGAACCTGAATTTAAAACATACCATGGTTTTTATTGTGTTCATACAGAAGGTAAACATGATTCATATACAGATTACAAACTTCCTAATAAAGAAAATGTATTAAGAATTACAAGTAAAAATGGTTTATGTGTTTTTGGAAAATCAGATGGAGACGAACACAGAAGTTCGCCATGGTTAAATGAAGATCATAGAGTAACCATAGCATTTGATATTATACCTGTTGGTGTGTTAAGAAGATATCATGAGTTCACTCATAAATTTATGCATAACTATATACCCTTATACAAAACATGAACTTTGAAAAAGATAGATATATAATTATAAAAGAGGCTATTCCTGAAATACTTTCAAGATTTATTACTGATTATTTTTTATTAAAAAGAGAAGTATCACATACATTTTTTAGATATGGAATCACAGACAATACAACCAGCGAATGGGGACGATGGGGTGATGAACAAGTTCCAGGAACATATGTTCATTATTCAGATGTTGCCATGGAAACATTATTAGCTTGGATGCATCCAGTTATGAAAAAACATACTGGTTTAGATTTGTCGCCTATGTATTCATATGCTCGTATTTATAGAAAAGGAGATAAACTTGACAGACATAAAGATAGACCTAGTTGTGCTATATCAACAACCATGGCTTTAGGTTTTGATAAACCTTATCCTATTTATTTAGACCCAACAGGTGGGGTGAATAATAAAGGAATTAAAGTTGATTTAAATCCAGGAGATATGTTAGTTTATCGTGGTTGCGATTTAGAACATTGGAGAAAACCTTTTGAAGGAGATGATTGTGTTCAAGTTTTTTTACATTATAATGAAGAGGGAACTTTTAAATCAGAAGATAAATTTGATGGTAGATCTCATATAGGTTTACCAGATTGGTTTAGGAAAGAAAATGCAGAACTTATAAAAACAAGGGTGATTAGAAAAATATGAGTTGGCAATTTTTTTATTGGGGTCCATTACTATTTCATACAACAATATTACCTGGTCATTTAAAAAAACTTAAACGTATTTGTCGTAAAGATCCAAAACTAGATCATAGAAAATCTTTAGCAGGTATTATAGAACACGAGTACACAATAGAGTTAAGAGATTATTTAGAAATAATGGTACCTTATTTAAGTGATTTTAATCAAGCAGCTAAAGAGTGGTATAGTTTTAAAAAAGGTGCGGACATTGTTGTAACCTCTGCTTGGGTTAATTATATGAAAGCAGGAGAGTTTAATCCACCACATATACATACTGGATGTGATTTTTCTAGTGTATTGTTTTTAGATATTCCTGAAGAGTTAAAAAAAGAAAATAAAGCATACGTTGGAACTGCATCAGGACCAGGTTGTATACAATTCTTATCAGGAGAACCAGCAAAATATAGCATACATCAAAAAACATTTTTTCCTAACGAGGGAGATTTTTTTATGTTTCCTGGATCACTTAGACATTTAGTTTATCCTTTTAAATCAGACATAGAGCGTATTTCAGTAGCAGCTAATTATACAGTAAAAGCAGAACCAGAGCCGGCACCTAAATGAAAACAATAGATAATTTTTTATTACCAAACGTTTTTGAAAGCACATTTAGAGAAATTACCTCTCCTAATTTTGCGTGGTTCTATCAAGCTTCTCAAACTAAAAATAAAGGACAAAAAGATGATCCTTATTTTTCTCATTTATTTTATTCAGACAATCAACCTAGATCTGGATATTACGATAGCATTATGGAACCCTTATTATTTTCATTAGATAATGTTAAATCTTTAATGTTTGCGAGAGCAAACTTGTATGTAAAAAAACATGAGCCGTATATGTCTTGTTATCACACAGATGATGCTGACGGAGAAAATAAATATAATCACAAGACAGCTATATTCTATATCAACACTAATAATGGTTACACCGAGTTTGAACGAGGTGAAAAAGTAGATTCTGTTCAAAATAAAATAGTTATATTTGATGCTTCTTTAAAACATAGAGCAGTCAGTCAAACTGATCAAGATAGGCGTATTTTGATTAATATTAACTACATAGAGAAATAGACAATATTTACAGCGCATAAATAGTCTGTTATACAAAGGTTATGTTACAAAAAATAGGATTTCAACCAGGTATTAATAAACAAATCACACCCACAGGAGCAGAAGGTCAATGGGTAGATTGTGATAATGTTAGATTTAGATATGGCACACCTGAAAAAATAGGTGGTTGGAGCCAGTTAGGAGGGACGGGGCAAAATGAATTAACAGGAGCTGGTAGAGGACTGCATCATTTTGTTAATAGTCTAGGTAGAAAATATGCAATTATTGGAACAAATAGAATTTTATATGCATACTCGGGTGGAGTATTTTATGACATACATCCTATTCAAACAACCACAACTCTTACAAGTGCATTTAGCACAAGCAACGGATCACCAACTGTAACTATAACTTTTTCTAGTGCACACAACATGATTCCTGGAGATATTTTTTTAGCGGATAATTTTTCAACTATTACTAATTCTAATTTTGGTGCATCTGATTTTAATGATAAAAAATTTATGGTTGTAACCACACCAACTAACACAACACTTACAATTACAATGCCCTCTAATGAAAGTGGATCTGGTGCTACAACATCAGGAGGTATAAGAATTCAAAAATATTACACTGTAGGTCCAGCTGTTCAAGCAAAAGGTTTTGGTTGGGGTCTTGGATCTTGGGGTGGAGAAGACACATCTGCAATCACGACAACATTAAATGGTGCGTTATTAAATGATGCTAATGGTACTGGTGGATCAGGGACTTCAATTACATTAACAAGCACTACTAACTTTCCAAGTTCTGGAACAAACTTTATAAAAGTAGGAACAGAAGAAATATCTTATACAGGAGTATCAGGAAATGATTTAACAGGTATTACAAGAAATGTTAGAAACACAACAAGAGCAGCGCATAATAGTGGAGATACTGTTACAAACACATCTGACTTTGTTGCATGGGGTGAAGCTGCATCAGGGGACTTGGTCCTCGAACCAGGAATGTGGTCATTAGATAATTTTGGTGATAAAGCAATTTGTTTAATTCATGACAGTGCTGTTTTTTCTTGGGACTCTAGTTTATCAAATGCAACAGATACAAGAGCTACAATCATAACTGGTGCACCGACTGCATCAAGACACATGTTAGTATCAACACCAGATAGACACTTAGTATTTTTTGGAACAGAAACAACTATTGGAGATACAGGAACTCAAGATGATATGTTTATAAGATTCTCTGACCAAGAAGATATAAATACGTACACACCCACAGCAACTAACACAGCCGGCACACAAAGACTGGCCGACGGATCACAGATCAGAGGAGCTATCAGAGGTAGAGATGCAATTTATGTTTGGACTGACACCGCATTATTCACGCAACGTTTTGTTGGTCAACCATTTACATTTGCATTTGCGCAAGTCGGAACTAACTGTGGACTTGTTGGACAGAACGCATGTGTAGAAGTTGATGGTGCTGCGTATTGGATGTCAGAGAATGGTTTCTTTAGATATGCTGGTAAATTAGAGTCACTACCATGTTTAGTAGAAGACTTTGTTTATGATAGTATAAATTTAGAATCTGGTAATCAAATGGTATCAGCAGGATTAAATAATTTATTTGGTGAGGTTATGTGGTTTTATCCAGAAACAGGATCTAGTGTTGTAAATAGAATGGTGTGTTATAATTATTTTGATTCATCAGCACAAAGACCAGTATGGACAGTTGGTAGTTTAGCTAGAACAATGTGGCGTGATTCTGCTGTGTTTGGTTTACCACATGCATTAGAATACGATGCAGACACTGATACATCTTTTGATGTCGTGGGCAACACAGAAGGTAGAACTGCATACTATGAACATGAAACAGGCACTGACCAAAATAAAAATGGTACAATCTCAGCTATAACTGCAAATATTACATCAGGAGATTTTGATATTACTCAACAAAGAAGTGCTTTAGGTCAAACGACAGGTGTTGCAACATTTAGAGGGGATGGTGAATTTTTAATGAAGATTAGAAGATTTATACCTGATTTTATATCACAAACAGGAGCAACTAGAATAACTTTAAATTTAAGAAATTTTCCTAATGATACAGCAGCTAGCTCAGCACTTGGACCTTTTGATATTACATCTGCTACACAAAAAATAGATACACGTGCTAGAGCAAGAGCAATAGCATTAAAAATAGAAAACACAGCAGCTAGTCAAAGTTGGAAATTAGGAACTTTTAGATTAGATACACAAGTAGACGGGAGAAGATAATGGCAAAAATTGCACAAGTAATAACTAGACCATCACAAGAATATGATCTACAAACTGCAGAGGCTCAAGTAAGAGATCTTGATGCAATTGTAGAAAAACTTAACTCAACATATCAAGAGGATTTAAAAGAAGAGATAGAAGCGTTTAACTTTTTTATTAACTAATGGCTAATCAATTTAAATTTGTAGGAACAGACAATAGTACATCAGGAAGTGCTATAAATCCTTTTGGAACTGGCAATCCTTTGGTAAGTGAAACATATGTAATTAAATCTATATTAGTTACATCAGAAGGCACACCCACGGTAACAGTAACAAATAATAGTATTACAGCTATAAAATCAGCAGCTTTAACTGCTAACACTACAACAGAATTACTTTCTCAACCATTAGTAGTTGAGGGTGGTAATACTCTAACTGTGCAATCAAGTAACACAAATTCATTTGATGTAGCGGTTAGCTACTTAAACATTAAAAAGGAGATAACAACATAATGAAAGATCTACCAGTAATAGAACCAAAAGAGATTATAACAACAATAACAAATATGAAAACAGGCGAAGAATATAAGGATGATGCTGATTGGAAGGCTAAAGGAGTGCCAGAATCTGATATTAGAAAAGATGTTAAACTCATCATGCCTAGCCTTGATTTATTTGGAGAAACAAAATAGAATAGATAAATGGCCATTACAAACGCACAACAATTCAAACAATTAGTAAATCCACCGATGAAAGGTAAAAAAAGACCTGGGTATCGTGGTGATGATGCAGCCAGAGCCGAAAAAGCAAGAAATGAAGAAGCTAAAGCTGCAGGAAAACCAACATCAAGTACAAGACCTGATCCTAGTGGAGGTGTAGATGATAGAAGCACTCCACTACAAGACTATAATACTAAAGTAGCTTTAGGTATATTAGGTGATGAAGATTATGAAACTATTGATCAAGTTCCATTAACTCAAACAGAACAAATGTTAAGAGACTTTCAAGAATTTAAACCAAGAGTAAAAACACCACCTCTTGGTATTTTTAGATTTTTTAAATCACCCATACAAAAACTGTCTGATTTTACAACTACAAGAAATAGAAAATTTTTTGAAGACGTAATTAGAGCAGGTAAAATACCTGGATTAAATTTTGCAAACCTTAAGAATTTTACTCCAACAGAATTAGAAAATGCATATCAAAATTATCTGCGATCTAGAATGGATGGAAATATAGATGCTTTTGGTAACCCGATAGATAATAGAAGAGATGATAATCCATTTATATTACCTTTACAATCAATAGCACAGAATCAAAACGAAACAAACGAGGACGAAATAGAAGAACCAGATCCAACAAGATTTTTTAGAATTATGGCTGACGGTGGTATGCCTGAAGACGCTCCAATGATTCAAGGAGGACTTACAGATCTTGCAATGAGAGATGAATTTTTTGTAGGAGGTATTGTTAAAGGAATTAAGAAAAGTTTAAAAGGTGTAACAAGAGCAGTTAAAAAAGTTGCAAAATCACCAATAGGTAAAGCTGCTTTATTTGCAGCTGCGGGTTCTTATGGTTTAGGCTTAGGTCCTTTTAAAAACAAAGCTGGAGCAGGTTTTTTAAAGAGTTCTGCTTTAAAAGATTTTTTTATTAAAGAAGGTGGTGGACTTACAGATAAAGGTATTATAGCCGCTCTTACATCGGCACCTTTTGTAGGTGAAATATTAGGTTTAAATGAACCAAAACAAGATGAAAATATAGATTTAGCAGAAGGGCCAAGGCTAGATACTAATGCTCAACCATTTTACAGATTAGCAGCAGAAGGTGGTTTAATGAGAGCAGGATATCAAGAAGGATCTAAAGAACCTGTGGCTAAAAAAACTATGCCGCTATTAGATATGGATGGGCAAGAAATGGATTTAAGAGCTGAAGGTGGATTTGTACCAATAGGTAGAATGGAAAAAGCAGATGATGTACCTGCAAGATTAAGCAAGAATGAGTTTGTATTTACAGCTGACGCTGTAAGAAATGCAGGTGATGGAAATGTGGACAAAGGCGCAGAAGTTATGTATAACATGATGAAAAACCTCGAAGCCGGAGGTGACGTATCAGAAGAATCGCAAGGCTTAAAAGGCGCTAGAGAAATGTTTCAAACATCACAAAGATTAGGAGAAGTCATATAATGGCAGTAGAAACTACAGTATCAAGACCAGCACCTTTTGTCGAAGATATAGGAAAAGCGTTAGCAGAACAAACGTTAGCTCAACAACAAGTCCCTGTTGTAACACAAGGATTAGGTGCCTTTCAAAAAGCCGCACAACAAGCAGGTTTACCCTTAGCGCAAAAACAAGATTTTGAAACACAAGAACAATTTGAAGCAAGACAAGGTTTATTTGATGCTCAACAAAGAGCAGCATTAGGTTTTGATCAAAGACAATTAGCTTTGCAAGGCCTTGCACCACAAGTGGCAGAACAAGATCAACTACAAAAAGATGCACAAGCAATAGCTCGGGCACAGGCTGGCACAACAGGTATTGCAGGCTTTCAACCATTTTTAGATAGTGCACAAACACAAACAACTCTTGCCTCTGGTCTAGGGACCTTGGCCCTTGGACAATTAACAGGAGTTGGAACAGGCGCACAATCTTTTCAACAAGGTGTTCAAGATTTCATGTCACCATACCAATCACAAGTAATTGATGCTACATTAGCAGAGTTTGATCGTAACAGAGCTATACAAGAACAAAGTATACGAGATCAACAAGCAAAATTGGGTGTGCTCGGCGCAGGTCGAGCGGGCGTACAACTCGCCGAGTTTGGTACGGGGGCGGCAAGAGAACGTGCATTATTACAAGCAGGACTCTTGCAACAAGGATTTGATCAAGCACAAGCTGCTAGACAACAGGACATAGCAAATAGATTTGGTTTAGCGCAAGCAACACAAGGTTTAGGTTCATTTAGATCTGGGCTTGGAGGACAACAAGCTGCCTTTGGACAAGCAGCAACAGGTTTAGCAGGACAAAATTTAGCACGTTTAGGTCAGTTGGGCGCACTGAACCAGGCGCAAAGACAAGCTGAACTTGATGCAACAAGAGAAGCAACAAGACAAGCAGCATTCTTACCACAAGAACAATTAGGAAATTTTGCTGATATAACAACAGGTATCATGGGTGGTGCAAGAGGACTAGGAACGGTTGCAACAAATGTTCCTAACCCTACACCTTTACAAACAGCACTTGGTATCGGAACTACATTAGCAGGAGCTTATTTAGGTAGAGGTCGTTAATGAATAGAATATTAAGAAGACCTATGTTTAGAATGGGTGGTGCAGCAGAAGGCATCACATCTGGTTTAGATAAACCAAGACAACAATACAATAAAGCAGGTATAGTAAATCAATTTGAAGCGGATAGATTAGTACAAAATGCAGCAAATTTAAAAGACGCTGCTATGAGTGTATTTTTAGAAGGAGCAAAAAATAGAGGACAGTTTAATACAAATGAAGGTATAAACACAATGCAATCAACAGGAGATACAGCTGTTGGTGGTGGAACAAGTTTAGAAGATGCTATAGCAATGGCTAGAGCTAAATCAGGAGAGATTGCTGGTGACAATAGATTAACAGGTAGACAAGAATTATCTAGATTCTTAATACCTTTTGGTCTTAATCTTGCTACAGCAAGACCTATGGGAGATGGTTTATCTGGTTTATTTGCAACAGCAGCAGGGGCAGCAGAAGAACCTGCAAGGCAATTATTTAAAACAAGAGATGAAAGAGCAAAAACACAAGAAGAAAAAGAAGCAGATTTATTTAACGTATTTTTATCAGCAGGTTTAGATGATAGAAGATTTGAAAAGAAACAAGCAGCTGAAAAATTAAAAGATAGTCAACAACTTTTAACGTTGTTTGACAAAGAAAAACAAGAGAATGTAATTGTAAAAGCTGCAGATGTGTACAAAAACTTAGAAAATTATGGTCCTTCAAAAGCAGATAAAAGCGGTCGACCATTTGAAAAATTAGAAGTTGCTAATAAGATAACACAAATAATGGGTGAAATATTTGAATTACAAAATAAAAAAGAAAAAACAATTGAAGATGAGCAAGCATTAAAAGAAAAAACAACAGTGCTAGAGTATTTAAGAAACAGTAAAAATACAAAACCTTTTGCTGATGCATTATTAAAAGATCCAAATTTTATAACAGATTTAAGAACTAGAATTAAAAAAAGATTAGAAAAAACAGAAGAGTTTATAGAAATGGAAAAAGAGGGTCTTAATGAGTCTGAAAAATTAATACAACAACAAAAAATTGATGAAGCAGTAAATTATTATTTAGAAACAGGAAAGTTTTTACCATCGTTAATGTTAGCTGATGGTGGTAGAGTTGAGTATCAAAGTGGTGGTGATGTAATGACCGCAGCTGAAACACCTAATATAGATTTTAATACATTAAGAGCTAGACTACCAAAAGAAATAGGTGATGATATAGTAAGATTAATAGCCACTAGCCCAGAAGCTTTAGAAGATTTTGCAACTATTCAAACACAACAGGATGTAAATAATTTCAACATGAAATACAATGTTGAGTTAATATTACCAGCGGAGGCATAATGGCCGTAAAACCGTTTGAACGATATCTTAAAGATAAACAAGAGGGTGAAGCTATTGGCGAGCAAGGTGCAGATAATAGCATAGAAGAAATGAAAGAAAGCTTTCAAAGAGCTTTAGAAAATTTATCAGAACCAACTAAACCTACAAAATTTTTTAGATCGTTTGTCCCTAGAAAAACAGATGAAGGAAAAATAACTGATACTAGTGCTTTAAGGTTTGGATTATTTTTAAACCCACAATTAAGAACAGCTGCTTCTATTACTGCAGGTGAGGATATAATTAAAAAATTAGAAAGCCAAGACGAAAAAGATTATATATCATCACTAGATGAAATAAGAAAAGGTATTGAAACAGGAGTATTTGATTTATCCACAGGGTTAGGCACATTATTATTTGCAGGTACAGACTTTGCTTTTGACACAGATTTTCAATCTTCATTTGAAGATTTTATGAAAGATAAAGAACCTGATAGACCTGAAACATGGCAAGGTGAATTAGTTGGATTATTGACACAGTTTGGTGTGCCAGGGAGTATTATACAAAAAGTAATTACTAGAATACCAAAAGTTGCAAAATTAAAAAAGTCAGTACAAACTATAAAAGGATCTAAGAAAAAAGCATCTGCAAACTTAGCTGTTAACATACTAGAAGGTGCAACAATAATTGGTGCAACAGATTTTATTGCATCAGAGCCTGGCCGAGAATCTATATTTTTTGAACCTGAATCAACTGAAGGATTAACAGGAAGAAAAAAAGCTGCAGCAATATTTAGAAATAAAATAAAATATGGACAAGAAGGTGCTTTAATCGGTGGAGGTTTTCCGTTGATGGGTAAGGGTATGGCACTTGGTTATAGATACGGTATAAAACCAACGATAAAAACAACAGCAAGTCTTGGTGCAAAAGCAGTTGATACTGCTGTGTTCAAACCAATCGTGTATCTTGGATCAACAAAACTTGCAAAACCTGTTGTAGCAGGAGCATCAAAAGCAATACAAGGTATTAGTGGCTATGCTTTATCCAACACTGCAAGATTATTAGCATCTGGTCTTGGTGGTAAATTTATAAAACAAATGCCTGAATTTAAAAACTGGAGACTGTATAATGTAACCTCTCCTAATAAAGAAGAAGTGGGTCTTAAAAGATTAGATAATTTTTTATCATACTTTAGATCTTTTGGAAAATCACCAAAAGATATTGAAGGTGTATCAGAACAAGTCATGTTATTTGTTAAAGCTAGAGCTAGAAAATTAGACAGAACTATGGAAGGTCTAGAAAAGAAAGCTTACAATTTAGCAAAACAGTTTGAAAATAATTACAATAGAGGGGATAGTTCACCTGCATTACAAAAATATTATTTAGAATTAGTTGAAGATTTTTTAAGAGGTCAAAGACCTTTAAAAGATATACCTACAGAACTTCAACCTTTTGCTACAGATTTAAAAAAAGAAATACAAAAAACTATGACAGAGTTTAAAAGTCTTCTACCAAAAGGTAAAACAAAAGATCAATTAGTAAAATCTTTAGAAGAAACAGAAATAGGTAGAATTAATAGTTACTTAGTAAAATCTTTTTCAACTTTTACAAATCCTAATTATGCACCAAATGAAACTGTATTAAATAAAGCGGTTAATTGGTTATCAAAAAATGTAATCAAAGGTGAATTAAAACGAGAGGCTATAAAACAATTTCCAAAACTGTCAGAAACAGAAGCTATTAAAAAGTCTGCTACTAATTTAGCTTATAGTATTTTAAGAACAGGTAAAATAGATAATGTAAATCCATTAATTCAATTAAAAGAAATTGGTAAATTAATTAACTTTAAAGATTACAAAATATTAAAAACTGGAGAAGAACTACCCACTGCAATTAAAAATTTATTAGGAGCAGAAAAAAATTTAAAAAGTTCTGTATCATTAACAGTATCAGAAATGATATCTGCAGCTGCAAATAAAAGAGCGTTTGATTTAATTGCAAAATCAGGATTAGATAATGGTTGGTTGTTTAGATCAGCTAGCGCTGCAAGAAACGCTGGTGTTTTAGACGCACAAAAAATAACAACAATTCCAAGACTAGGCAATACTTTAAAATCAGAAATCACGGAGTTGTTTGCAGCTCCAGAGTATGTTCAAATGTTTAAAGGAACTGGTGGAGTGTTAGATAATTTAATTGCAATTCCTGCGTATAGATTAATTATGCAAGGTAAAGTTGGAATACAAATTGGTAAAACTTTATATTCACCACAGACACAAGTTAGAAATGTTTCTTCTGCTTCTTTATTTGCGTTAGCAAATGGACATATCGGAGGAAACGCAAGTGTTGCTAACGCTATGAAAATGGTTTTTGATGACATTTTTGGTGCTGGTAAGCAAGGTGTCGATGAAGTAAAATTTAATGAGTTTGTAGAAAAAATGACAAGACTTGGTGTGTGGGATGAAAACGTTGTAGCATCAGAATTAAAAGCTGTGGTTAATCAAATAAGAAACAACACAATAAATACAACAGATAAATTATTTGATAAATTAGTTAAAATGGCACCAACTGATAAGGTTGCAAGATTATATGCAGGAGGTGATAATTTATGGAAAGGTTATGGTTATAATTATTCAAGAGGACAATTATCACAAGCTCTTAAAAACATAGAGGATGTAAAAGAATGGTTTAGATTTATGGGTCAACCATTTGATGAAATTAATGCTACTACAGGAGTTAAGAAAACTTTTGATGATGCGTTAGATGAAGCTGCAGCTTATTTACTTAGAAACACTTATCCAACATATAGTAAAGTTCCTCCTTCAATACAAAATTTAAGAAAACTACCTGTTGGTGCTTTTATATCATTTCCAGCAGAAATAATTAGAACAAGTGCAAATATCATGTCTATAGGTTTAAAAGAAGCTGGTCATTCTAACCCATACATAAGACAAATGGGTTTACGTAGATTACTTGGTTTTGGAACAACTAGTTTTGCAATAGGAAAAGGTGTTACTGAAATAGCACAATTTTTAACAGGGACATCTTCTACACAATGGGATGCATACAAAAGATCAGGAGCTGCTGTATGGGACTCTAGATCTAAACTAATACCTATTGAAGGTTGGACAAATGGAGAATCTGCAGCGATTAATTTTTCTTATTTTTCACCTTACGATGTATTACAAGCACCTTTTAACGCTGCACTAGCTAAAGCAAGAGAACAAAATTTAAACCCACAAGAAACAGAAAAGTATGTATTAGATTTAATGTTTGCAGAAGAGGGACCAGTGATGACTTTATTAGAACCTTTTATTACAGAGCCAATTGGTTTTGACAGACTTATAGATGTAACAACTAGAAACGGTAGAAAAGATCAAGGTGGAACGGTGTATTCTGCATCAGATGATTTAGGGGACAAAATTGTAAAATCACTTGCATATATTTTAGATGGTGTTCAACCTGGTGTTACAAAAAGTTTTGACAAAATATCAGGTTCATTAGGATTAGATTTAACAAAAGGTGGTAAACCTTTAAAACTTCTTGATGAACTGCTTGCATTGTTTGCTGGTACTAGAATTATAAGAATAGATGTTAAAAATACATTAAAGTATCAAGCTGCTACCATGAACAGATTGTTAAGAGCTGTGGATGAAAATGAAAATTTTTATAATGTAGATAATTATGCAAATAACACACCTGATGACATGGTTGCAACTTTTAAAAAAATGCAAGAAGAAGCTCTTAGAATACAAAGAGATATGTATATTAGAATTAAAGATTTTGAATTGTTAGATTTAGATGAATCTGAAATAAGAAGAATACTTACTAAGTCGGGAGTATCAAGAAGAGTTGCAGGGAATTTAATGAATGGTGTGTTTACTCCTGTAAATTATTCTAAAAAAAGGTTTGATACAAAAGTAGATACAATTGAAAGAGAGTTAGAAAAACTTACAACAGAAAAAAGACAATTTAGATTAAACGAAGATTTTGTATATCCAAGCGAAGAATTAAATGAAGTAATCAGTGACTACAGAGGAAAAGATCTTTTTGAAGAAGAATATGATCCAGGTAAATTTGAGTATAAATTAAATAAAAATGGTAGAATATTATTTGATGAAGAAGGTAATCCAATACCAGTTGATAAAGGAATTATAGAAAAAGGGTTAGATTTTATATCTCCAACTATAAGAGAAGGTATTGATTTTGTAACAGATCCTCTAAATGTTGGTTCTTTACCTAACAACTTACCACAACCTGTTGTTCAAACTGCGGAAGTAAAAGATCCAAATACTAACTTGACACGTACAGAGCAAGCTCTATTATCTCCTGAAGAACAAGTAATAGCAAGTAGAACATAATGAAAAAATCGGCACTACAAAAAATTGAAGATCACGAGAAGCTTTGCAGAATAATGCAAAAGCAGACCTTTGAACAAATAAAAGAAATTAAAGAACGTGTATCAAGAATGGAGAAGATGATCATGGGTGGAGGCGGAGCTATTATATTAGCTTTACTCATGAACGCATTAAATTAATGCAAGAAATAAAAAATTTTATTGAAGACAAAAATGTTTTTAATGATATAAAAAATGTTCTTACTAGCTCAGAGTTTCCTTGGTATTATAGTGACTGTGTTGGTTCAAATAAAGATACGAAAGATTTTTTCTTTAGACATATTTTTTACACAGATGAAAAACAAGTAAGCACTTGGTTTAATAGAATTATGTCACCTATTTTAGGGAGATTAAAATATAATTATTTGTTAAGAAGTAGAGCAAATATGTATACTAAACATGAAGAAAATATTATATCTGATTTTCACGTTGACTCATCGAAGCCACATAAAGTTGCTTTATTTTATGTAAATACTTGTGATGGGTATACATTATTTAAAAAAGGTGATAAGATATTATCGGAGGAAAATAAAATTATAATTTTTGATGGAACAGAAGAGCATGCAAGTGTCCCTCAAACTAATACCAAGCAAAGAATAACTATTAATATAAATTTTAGCCTATGAACCTTTCGCGTAATTTTACTCTTTCAGAGCTGACTAAATCAGACACTGCTATACGTATGGGAATTAACAATAATCCTAGTGCAGAACAGATAGAAAAATTAAAAGCGTTGTGTGAAAATATTCTTCAGCCGGTACGAGATCATTTTGGTAGGGTAAAGGTGACTAGTTGTTTTCGTTCAGTAGAGCTGTGCCTAGCCATAAATAGTTCAGCAAACAGCCAACATGCTAAAGCTGAGGCGGCCGACTTCGAATGTGTTGGCGTGGACAACGCTGAACTTTTTGACTGGATAAAAAATAATCTTGAACCAGATCAATTAATCCTTGAGTTCTATACTCCAGGCGAACCTAACTCGGGCTGGATTCATTGCAGCTGGATACCTGAGGGTAGACGTGCATCATTCTTACACGCATATAAATCAGAGGGCAAAACTAAATATAAACCTGTGTTAGGTTCAGCGAAAGAATTATTTTAATATATTAAACCAGGCTAAAATAACATATCGAACACCCTCTTCTAACATGGAAGCCATATGTATATCATTAGAATTGAATATAATTATTTTTCCTGTTTTAGGTTCCGATTTAAATTTTTTTACAAAATTTATCCCGCCTTTGTAATTGTCGTTTAAATAAGTTATTGTTGTTCTATCATAATAAGGTTTATCTCTATGCCATTTATGAGACTCTCCTATTGGCCATCTAGAAATTTCAATATTTTTTAAATAGTGTCCAGGATATATTTTAGAATATTTATCAACTAATTTTTTTATTGTATTATCATCTTTACAATCTAATAATCCTAATCGCATTGTTTTGTTAAATGGCCATGTTTTAGATTTATTTTTATGCATATACTCAATACAATAGTCACAAGTTTCTTTATTTAAAAAATCTTCTATTACTATCATTAAATCCACTCTTTTAATTCTTCACCCAATACTTCAGATGCAATATTTATTTTATCACGTAAAGCTTTTACAATTTTTTCATCTACTGTGTCTTCTGCGATAAGATCTACATATGTTACTGATTTTGTTTGTCCTATTCTGTGCGCTCGATCTTCTGATTGTAATCTCTTTTCTAAGTCATAACCATTAGAATAATAAACTACGGTATTTGCTTTTGTAAGTGTAATACCATAACCACCGGTTTGAGTTGTGCCAACGATAAATCTACACTCATCACCATTTTGAAATTTACGTATGTTTTCTTGTCTTTCTTCTTGTGGTGTTAACCCATAATAATCGACCACGGACCCCGGACCATATTTATCTACAATAGCTTTTATAATTTGATTGACATCTCTTTGATAATTTGCCCAAATAATAACCTTACCTTCTGTTTCCTCTAACACGTTCATTAGTTCAGTAATTCTATTATTAGGTAATAATTGTGTGCTGCCATCATCAGCTGTAAAATGTCCACAAGTTATTTGGTGCAAACGCATTAGTTGTGTAAGCACAGTCATAGTAGAAGTTACTTTACCATTTAAGACAGCCATAGCTTGTTTTTTCATTTGTTGGTAAACTTTAAACTGATCGGGTGTAAGTGATATATGTCTTTTTGTAAAAATTTTTTTAGGCAAATCTAAACAATCTTCTTTTAAAACTCTGTAAGAAAAATTTTGTAGAGTTTCTGATAACTCAGATAAATTTTGAAATTTGTGAACAACTTGTATTGATCTACCTCTAACATGCATTGTTTTCATAATAGCATATCTGTTTCTAAAAGAGTAATACGAAGCATGATCTAACAAATAAGGATCTAAAAAATAACATTGTGTATATAAATCTAACGGATTTTTGGTAACAGGCGATCCTGTCATTATTCTTCTATATTTAGCATACTCTCCAAGATCAATAATATTTTTAGTTCTTTTAGCCGTAGGTGTTTTAATGGTTGTAGATTCATCAATAGCCATTAAAACTTTGTGTGAGTTTAAAAATTTAGATGCAAACTTAACACCTTTATCTGTAGAGAACGCTTCAACATTCATAATTAAAATGTGTAAAGATGGTTCTAATTCAAATAAAGAATCTAATTTTTCTTGTTGATTTTTTGTAATATTTGATTGCCATAATACTGACACATTTTCTATATGTTTTGGTAAGTGCGCAGGTATTTCTTGCTCGTGCCAAGTTTTTATAACACCCTTGGGAGCTACGATTAATGCACCATCTATTTTACCTTTGTCATAAAGCATGGACATGTTGTCTATTAACACTTTTGTTTTACCTGTACCCATTTCCATAAAATATGCGTACGTTTCTTTATTCCATGACTTTTCTAAAGCAATCAATTGATGCTTATACGGCTTTGTCTTAAATTTATAATTCATCTTTCTATTGACTTTAATATAAAGGATGTTATATGATTTGTCAATGTCAGAAAGTAGAGTTTTTGTAATACAAGAAATTGCTGGAACTAAAGCAGGCAATCCTAAAATAAATATTATGGGTGCATCTAGTTATGGAAAATTTAATTTTTTGTTACCAGAATTTTCTCAAATGATTTTTTCACCTGGTCCACTTATTTATAAATTAAGAAAAGGGTTAAAAGATTTTACAAAAGAAGATTATTTATTACTTACAGGTGATCCTGCTATAATAGGTGTTGCATGTTCTATTGTATCTGATATTACAAACGGCAAATACAATTTGTTAAAGTGGGATAAACAAGAAAGAAAATATTATCCTATTGAAATTAATCTATACGAGAAAGGAGAAATAGATGACAATTGATTTTGAAAAAGACCAACAAGACGCAATGAAAAAGACTGACAACATTCAGTCACTTGCAGATCAAGTTGAAAGATTAGAGGGAGTATCATCGGAAATAGAAGATGCAGAATCTAGAATTAAGTTATTAAAAAAGAAAAGAGACCACATATCAGGTGAGGTTATACCAACCATGATGTCTGAAATGGGTTTAGCAGAATTAAAACTTCATGATGGATCACATCTAAAAGTTTCAACGTCGTATCGTGCTACAATTACTGAAGCAAATAAAGAAACGGCGTTTAACTGGCTTCGTGAGAATGGACTAGGGGATATAATCAAAAACGAGATATCCGT